GGTTCCTAAAATAGTAGCCATTTCTATTTTGTTTTTAAGTGTAGTTTTTGTGTCACCACTTCTACATACAACTTCAGTAAGGTTACAGAATTGATTAGGACGGAGTATGATCTCTGAACAAGGGTTAGTACCAAACTCTATATCTGATTCTCTACGTTTATTCTGCGCTGCCTTTTTCTGTGCAGATTGCCTATTAAATACACCACGTTCACCAGACTTACTTTGATACAATGACAACCATTCATTCATAAAAGTTCCTGTATCTGGCATATCTGTATACACAGCAGAGTTATTGGCTAACGCTCTTTCTGGATTTGTTTCCCACCATTGTCCTGTCTTAGCCTCTCGCATACGATAGTCAGAGAGATTAGATAAAGATATAAGAGCAGACCTACGTACTCCTCCTACAACTACAACTTCTCCTGTTTTGCATACAAGATCATGGCACTCCAATGAGTTTAGTTTTCTACCGCTTGCTTCCTTAAATTTTGTAATAGTAAAATCAAAAAGATCCACTAGAGGTTGTGGGCCTGAAGCCCTGCCACCAAAAGTTTTTAACCTTGCTCCTGCAGCACGAACCTTACTTACATTTATCTTTGGAACACGACAAGTATATAGATAAGAAATTAAATCTCTAAACGCCCTTGCCCATCCTTCCTTTGAGTCAGCTACAGAAATTACATCTTCTGTATGCTCAAACTCCCTGTCTGGAATTGTAGGTAAACTATTAATGTACTGCCTCTCTACAGAAAATCCTACACCTGTACCATTCATTAGTATGTACAGCACCTCATCAAAAGCTTTTGGATTATCTATCGGTATATATGAACAGTTATAACCAGCAATGTTTTCTCTTTCCAATGCTTTACCTGCAGTCATAAGTGCCCTCATACTAGGCATTACCTCCAATGACAATATTGCTTCTTCCATATCCTCCCAAGATTTTTCATCAATTCCCTCTACGTTCTCTCTAAAGAAACTAATAAGTCTGCTTACAGTTTCACTCCAACTTTCTCTTCTATTTTCATCTGCTATCCAACGTGAGTATCTGGACATGTGTATAAACGATTGATATTCTGTAGGTAGATAGTTTCCTCCCATTAATGATACCATTATTTTTCTCCATATTCTAGTTCTAATATTAAATGTGCATAGTGTATAATTTTTATTATATCCTCAGCACCATTCTTATTTCTGTGCCGAGAGATGTACTTTATAATATTTCCTTCAAGGAAGTCAAGTTTATTTTTTGATATGTACTCTATAGGCATAATCTCAAAGTCTTTATAATGATCTCCTCCAACTTGAACATCCGTTGCCTTAGATCCTTTTAATCTCTTTAACTCTCTATCTCTTTTTTCTTCTCTACTCATCCTAGCCATGTACTGCTCATGAGTCTCTCTTTCTGAGTTACTACTTATCATTGTTAAAATTCAATACAGTTATATTATTTTTATCATACATTTTATCTTTCACCTCTGGTTTTATAATATCTATCTCTCTAAATACAGCAGCTTGCCCATGCATTATAACATCATCTACTTGTGTTTGCAACAATTCCATAAACCCTCGTAGTATAAGGTAGGCTGTAGATACATCAGGTTTATCAGATGTATCATAGGACATAAAGTTTATCATACCTTCATCTGTATCTTGCATTACAACACAATAAGAATCTTTAGGCAATGTATTTTTATACTTATCAAACTTAGCTTTAACACTATCTGTTATCATTCTAACCACTCCTTTGGTACAAAGCCTTGACACCATGGGATATCGTATCGTTCACACCACCCACTATAAGTAGTCTTTGATCCTTTGTACAGTTTGTTGTTTGCATTCATAAACAGAAATCGTAAATCTAAATCTGGATGCTGTTTTCTAATTAGTAAATGTTTACCTCTATCTTGTGACGTAAACAAACCTTTTACCTCAATGTAAAAACCTTGATCTTCTAAATAAAAATCTGGTGTATATGTACTGTGTCTTACATAATTAAAATTAACTTTTTCATATAAAAAGGGTACTTTGTTCTTAGCCAATTGATTAGCTATATCTAATTCAAAATTAGACCGGTATCCATGTGCTCTTTTCAAGTGCTCTCTTCCTTATCTTTTGGTAAGTATACCATGTAAAATGAACCACATTTAGGACAGGATAGATTTGTTGACATACAATAATCTTCCTCTTCTTCTTCCATATCATGATCACCACCCCATATAACCTCAGTTCCACAATGCCAACAATCCATTAGCCAGACCTTTTTAATTTTATATCTTTTGGTGGATAGGCATCAAACAATGCTCCTGATTCATCTACAGCAAAGTTAAATATATCTGGGCAGTGTTTCTTCATCTTCTCTAAATTCTCTGTCCACTCTGCCATGTAAAAACAAACTAATGCACCTCTTGTTAATACTCTCTGTACTTTAGTTAAATCTTTAGATAGAAGGTCAATCTTTTGATCGTAATCAAAATCATTCCACATGCCTCCTTCATAAAAACTTTTACATACCCTTATAGGAATAGCTGAAAAGTTATTTCTTAATTCCCTTATAATATTTGTACCCCCTTTTTTATCTTCAGAATCTGGGTAAGCATACCACACATTATCATTCATATAAATATCTGAAAAGCTAACATCAGTCTGAAAATAGATAGGCATTATATCTCCCGTTTTTTAAGTTTACTATACCATACAGATTTTGGAAAACGTGCTGTAGATCCTACTTTCCTATGCATAATAGCATTAGGCCAACATGTTTTCTTAAAATCACAAAATCCACAAATACTTGATAGCAATCTATTTCCTGTCTTCTTAACATTCTTATCTTTATCTTTGTATGTTTCTTCTGTATCTGTAAAACATCTTTTAAATTTCTCACCACCTAATAAAGCTTTTAAGTTCTTCTTTGCTAAATCAAGTGCTTCTTTTTTATCTTCTTCTTGTAGTTCTGGAGCTTCACATACCACCCACTCACCACTTGCTTTGTTAATAACTATCCACCCACCAAAATCTTTATTCTTTGATTGGCTGTACAGGTATCCTTGAGATATGTATCCAAACACATCATCTTCTTTTATTTTCTTATACCCTCCCATATCTCCAAACTTATGATCAAAAGCATAAGGACTTGCAGATTTAATATCCCATACTTTACCGTCTATTTCAACATCCAACGTACCAGAAACAGAATGATTACCTAACTCTAATTTTACAGCTTCCTGTTCTGCTTCTATATTTATACCTGCCGATTTCATTACCAAAATGGCAATAGCTTCGACAAGATCACCAAACATAAAACGAACTAAAGAATTGTACTCAAAGTTTTTCTCTGCACCATCTCGTTCCATCTTCTGTTGGCACAAAGGTCTACCTAAAGAAGACATACGAGGTCTCCATTTGCTGTCCCTGTTAGCAAACTGACGTACTACAGATGTAGCACAGGCCTCTTTAAATTCTTCTACAAGTTTGGGATCTAGATCGGCCCCTTCTTTTGAGACACGATCTAGAAACCCTTGTACTTTGTGCAGTATAAGATTATTCATTTACTACGGAGTCATACTCTATTTTTTCTCCAGATGAATGATATGCTTTCATAACAGTATCATTGTATCCTTTGACAAACTCCATAAATGATCTCATACGAGCATCGTCTTCTTCACTCCATGTCACTGACTTCTGAGGTGTTAGCTCTGCATGGAAGTAGATGTTTCCACCTTTCTTCTTCCGTACTGAAGACAGCCCAATATTCATCAGCCACATAGGTTGCTTCTGTCTACTGAGACTCTTTAAGCAGTCAGCCACAGGTGTAAAGTTAGCCCCTTTTGCATACCATACACAAGGAACATCTTTAACAGTAGTTTTACTACCATCTTTATTTACAGCATTCTCAAAAGATACTAGACCGTAAAGATTTTGAGTACATTTAATACTCTTCTGTACAGCCCACTCTGGACTATCTTTTGGCAATGCCTCTAAGGTATTGTAGTCTAATTTCCCACACTTCTTACCTCCTGCAGTGTCATAAAAGTCACTACCAAAGGAAGGAGCCTGTACTGTTTGGCAAGAGAAAGCACTAGCTTCATTATCCCAAACAAAGTAGGAATAAGTACGCATAAACACACGCATAGTAGCTTTCTCACCATATACAGGCCCTTCTGGTGGGGTAGTCATGCTGAACCAGCCTCTTGGAAGAGCATTACCATCAAAATCTTCTGTAGCATGATTAATAGCTAATCTGCTTACAGATGCTTTTGTAGTATTGTGATCCAATTGACCAGTCAGTTTCATTAGCTCCTCTGTAGAAACCTTACTTAGATTTTCTGGCAGAGCAGTATCCATTGTGGTTATTTCAGTCATGATTTATATATCTCCTTCATGTCTAACCAATTGTTACCTATTTTAATCTCGATTCCTATCGGCATATCATAATCAACATTGTATCTTTTCTTACACTCTTCAGGTAAAGACAACATAGCTTCTTTCATTGTCTCTACAGCTAAATCCTGTTCGTCTGGATGCACATCAATTACAATGGAATCGTGAACCGTATTACATATTATACTAAGCATTCTCTTATCTGTCAACAACTTTTTTAACTTAATTAATGCAATAGGCAGGAGATCGGCTGTAGCAAACCCTTGTACAGGATAATTTTTTATTGCTGTAGAGTTAGATACTCCACCGTACCTCATTCTATATACATTATTAAAGTTATAATATCGACCTGATGGAAGTGTAATACGATGATTAGTAATGGCATCATTCTGTAAAGTCTCATGCCACTGTGCTATCTTACTATACTTCTCTTTAAATGCTCGATAATACTCCATCTGTTTTGGTGTACCTAAAAACCCTCCGTACAAAGGTTTAAACGTATCAGCCTTTGCCTCCTGTCTAGTTACACCCAGCACAGATGCTGTAAACGAATGTACATCAACATCATTTCTGACATCTTCGTACACTTTATTATCCTTTGCTAAAAAGCCGGCAACTCTAAACTCTAGCTGGGAATAATCTCCTTCAAGTATATGTCCACCCTCCCATCTGCTAACTACTACCTTACGTACAGGAAACGTACCACCTCGTGGCATGTTCTGGAAGTTAGGATTCCTAGAAGATAATCTTCCTGTAGAGGTAACACATTGCATATAATGTGGATGGATTCTACGTCTGTCATCTAAACCTTTTTCTATTCCTTCTATAAAGGTTTTCAAATAAGTTTTAATTGCATTGTATCTTATATAGCTTTCCATGAATGTTTTTTGTTCTGGCTTGGCTGTAACTACTAAACCTTCTAAAGTAGGCCTATCTGTTTTAAAACCATGTACAGTAAGATCTAATGTATTTCTTGGTTGCATTCCTAATCCTGCAAAATCTCTAGTTTGCCTGTAGATAACACCTGTTTTGTTACAGGACTTACAAATACGTTTTTGCTTACCTACTGTACCATCTCTCTTCAAAGCAAACTTATACCCTATACCATTACATGCTGTACATCTTTGCATAACCGTCTTAAACAAAGGCTTGGTTAAACGTACTATACCCTGCTGAAATGCCTGTACACTCATAGTTTTAGGCCTTCTCTTCTTTCTTGTGTTACCTCGTAACTCATAGCCTAAATTAAAATTACTAGCCCATTGTTTTTTATTCAGTACAGCCCTAGAAAATATAATCTTAGACCTATCTTCTGGACTATCTAAATTGACAGGAGTATCACCCATCAACTGTTTAACTTCACTGTTAAGGTACTTTTCTAATTCCTGTACTTCTTTTGTATAGGTAGCCTTAATCTCTAACAAATTTTTAAGACTTATTTGTAACCCACTGTTCTCTACATCACACAGCACATCACAAAACTCATTCATCAGATCGTTAGTATTCTTGAGGGAATTAGGCATGTTACTTAACTGTGCTTCATATAATTCTTTTGTTATCTGTACGTCTGCTTCACCATATTCTTTAACTATAGGCCAAGGTATGCTCTCAAACGACACATTTTTTTTCATATATTCTTCGATTAAACCAGTTTTCTTTTGTGGCAGTGCATATCGTTCACAGCACTTGGCTAGTGACAATGGAACCTTCTCCCCCCCATGCAATATGTATTCTGCTATCATAGTATCATGAACCTTGCCTGTATAGAAAAACCCACAAGCTCGTAACCACTTTAGATCAAACTTTATGTTATGACCAACTAATAGATCTGTACCATCTAAAACACTCTGTAGAGTATCTCTAGCTTTCTCTGTAGGCTCTTGATCTTTGTGATAGAAACATAGATAATTCTGCTCATCTCCACATATATAACCAACAGACACCAACATGTTTCCTGTATAAGGATCTGCATCAGATTTCTTATCTTCATTTACACTGTATGTTGTTTCTATATCTAACCAAGCTATTTTCATGGCAAGTACCTAGCTTTCTGTATATCTATTCGGCAGGTAATTGTACCATGCCACCCAGATAACTTGTTTTTAGAAACGCATAGGTGACGAATGTAATCTTCCTCGTCTCCAAAATTCTTACCTATACCTATAATAATATCAGCTTCGGCTGCTTTTCCTGTCTTGCTGTTCTCTAACA